AAGACCTTGGTATTAAAGCATATTACTTCCATAGACAGAGAAAAAATCATCATTATGATATACCTGTAAAGCAATACAAAGAGGTTTTAGCTAAATCTAATCTTGTTAGTAGCTTTGACATTGTAAAAATCTGTAATGGAGAATATATTCCAGCACCAAAAATTGATTAATATGGCAAACGAAATAATTACTGATGAGGATAATATGATGCTCCTCAAACTGATAGGTAGTCTTAATATTAACAACTACCATGAAGAACTTAATTGGGAAGAATTGATGAGTGCTCTTGAAGTAGCTTATATGTTAGGTGCTGATGTAATTATTACCTTTGGTATTAGCATATATATTAACATTGATACTGAGTATTTTAACAGAACTCAAGTAAAAGACAACCTTGGTGCTGCTATATTTGAAGCTATGCACCATTTTTCATTATGGTACTTAAAAAATAAAACCAATGGGAGAGAATAATAGAGTAACTTACCTAGAAGCTACTTGTCCTAATTGTGAGACAGAAATACAAGTAGAAGTTCCGGAAGAAGTAACTTGTCTAGTAATTACTAATGACGAGAGATTACAACTTGGTGACTTAGAGAGAAATATAAACAGTAATAAAACTATTATGGATTGTTTATATAATTTAAAACTTACTTTAACAGGATGGAGAAACAAAAAAGCAAGAAAAGTTATTGAGATCAGACTTCATGAAAGTACCCTCTTGCAAAGAGATTTTGAGAAGGATTATTGGCCTCTATACAAAAAACTGAACCCTGATAGCGGTGAACATTCAACTGATTAATTATGAAACTAATTAAGATACTTAGTTATTCAATTCTTGCATATATACTGTTTAACATAGCTGATAATGCATTTAACATTACTAAGAAACATAAACCTATAGAGAAAGCTTATGCAAGAGCTTTTATCTATACTTTTATTATCATGACTCCTGTTGTTTTAATTGATAATGTTAGAGATAGAAGAATAGAAAAGGAGTTGAAAGTAATTGAACATGATTTTATAAGTGCTGTTATTAAAGTTAAAGAGGAAGCGAAAAGAATAGCAGAAATGGGAGATGATTATTTCTCTAGTGAAGAATATAAGGAAAAAATTGATAATTGGATAAAAGAAGAAAATAGACAGGATATAAGAGAGAACTTTCCTGAGTTATATGATGAATTCTTTAAAACCAGAAAGATTAAAAAATAATCAATGAACTTTGAAATCTATGATAATGAGGTATTTAAGGCGTTATTTCTTTACATAGGTCATAATGTAGCCACTAATAAGAGAGTTAGTTTTCAAATATCTAAATACAGAGATGATACTTATGCATTTGTAAAACACCTTGAAGAATCAGGTATTGATTGGCAAGTCTCCTTTAATGGTATTAATTATGATGCTCAAATTCAGCAATATATATTAGATAATTATGAAAGATGGGTTAATCTAACGGCTTTAGAGAAGTGTGGTAAAATAAGGGCGTTCTCAGATGATATAATTGAAAGAATTAAGTACGAACAAAGATTGCCATACTATAGCTTCTCCCTAAAGCAATGTGATTTATTCAGAATACACCACTTTGACAATGAAGCCAGAAGAACTTCTCTAAAGTGGATACAATTTGCCATTGATTATGAGAATGTAGAAGTAACCCCTATTCCTTTTGACAAAGAAGATCTAACACAAGATGATATTTTAGAGATAACCAAATACTGTCATAATGATGTTAGTTCTACTCTTTCACTTTATGAACTCACCAGAGGGTTAACTGATAATGAACTATATAAGGGTAGAGATAAGATACAAGATAGGCTTGATATTATTGAAGAAATGAGATTTGGTGATGTAGCTATGAACTGGTCTGATGTGAAGATTGGTGATATGATCAATCTTAAAATATACAGAGAACTTACAAGAAGAACAGATAATGAGATTTATAACCTTAAGCTCAATAGAAAGACAAAAACTGGATTTACCTTTGCCTCTTGCATTCCTTCCTATGTTGAGTTCAAGACTCCTGAATTCAGGGCTTTCTTTGATACTGTATCAAAAGAAAGGGTCAGATTGGGTAATGATGAAGTTTCCAAAAAGAAGAAGAAGAAAGGTTTTCCATTTACCTATAAAGGAACTACTTATGTAGTTGCTCAGGGAGGAATCCATTCTAAAGAAGGTTGTAGAGTGATTATTCCTAAAGATAATGAGATACTTATGGATGCAGATGTAGGATCTCAGTATCCTAATGCAATTATTAAAAGAATGCTATTTCCTGCACATCTTGGTCAATTATGGTTAAAAGGATATATGAAAGTCAGGGATAACAGGATGTATCATAAGAACCTCTCTAAAGACAAAACAGTAAGTGATGAAATCATTAGAAAACACAACGGTATTTCTGAGATGCTTAAGTTATCTCTTAATGGAGGTGGTTTTGGTAAGCTTAATGAAGGAACTAACTGGCAATATGATCCTTTTTGTGCTTTTTCTTGTACTATCGGTAATCAATTTGAGATTCTTATGTTATGTGAAACGATGGAACTCAACGGAATTCATGTTGTCTCTGCTAATACCGATGGTATTGTGTGCCTGTTTGATCGTCTTTTACTTCCTACCTATTATAGACTTTGTAGTGAATGGGAAATTAAGGTAGGTAATAACCAAATGGGCAAGTTAGAATATACTCCTTATGCTAAGATGTATCAATCATCTGTTAATGATTATCTGGCAATCAAAATTGATCCTAAAGAGAAAGACTTTAAGAAGTTAGTAAAGAAGAAAGGTGATTTCATGACTGATTATGAAATTAATAAGAATAAATCAAGAAGGATTATCCCTCTAGCCATTGAAAATTACTTTCTTAAGGGTATTCCAGTTGAAAAAACTATAATGACAAACAGAAATATCTTCAATTTCTGTATAGGAGTAAAGGCATCAAAGGATTTTCATTATGAAGCTATTCAAAGAGATGGAACTAAGGATATTTACCACAGACTTGTTCGGTACTATATATCTAAGAACGGTAAAAGGCTTAAGAAGGTAAAAAATCCTGATTCTGAATCTCCGGGAAATGATGTAATGGACTGTGAAGCTGGTGGATGGTTATGCACAGTAGCTAACTTAATAGATGTTGGTGATGATATTAGGTCATATAATATCCATTATAGGTACTATATAGAACGTGCAGAAAAGAAGATAAAGTTAATAATGGGAGGGAACAAGAAAGATCCACTTCCAAATAAACAACAACTTCAAATGTTTTAATATGGAAAGGGAAGATGATTATTTGAAGGAAAAACACTACTTAATGTGGGAGCAGGAGATGGATGAAAAGAAAATAATGGCAGAAATTAATGAATTAGACCATGAAAATCAATTAGTTAAAGTTAAAAATTCCCCCAAAATAGTTTTGCGTAAAAGCACAAAACACAATAACTTATACTATGGAAGAACAATTAAATCTCCGAGATTTATCACCAGAAGAAACAGAAAAGCTCCTGTTAGCTATGAGACAGACAGGAATTCAATGGTACAGTCCAGAGAAACCTATATTCAATCTGACTATTCAGAGATTCCATGATATTCTGGCTGCTCAGATAGACCTTACTGCTCTCTATGTTCTTCAGTGTGTCTATTATAACCACGATATTCTAAAAATGGTTCCTCTGGCTAAAGTAAAGGGTTGGTATCAAACCCTTCAGAGAAGGGGTTATATTGGTCCTGAAGGGCATATTACTGAAACTGGTAAACAATTACTGGACATAATAGGTACTGATAATTCTATTAAGCAGGAATTAACAAAGATAGAGGCAAAACAAGAAGATGGTTTTGAAAAGTGGTGGTCACACTTTCCTCCTAATGATATTTTTGAATATAAAGGTAAGAAATTTAGTGGGCAGAGAGTTCTTAGATCAGATAAACCTAAATGTAGAGTTTATTTTGATAGAATAATAAATGAAGGTGAATATACTATAGATGATATGATAAGAGCATTAGACTATGAAGTAGCTCTTAAGAAAGAAGCATCTATAAAAGAAGGAGATAACAAGATGAGATACTTATCTGCCTCTACAGCATATTTGAATCAACGTAAATTTGAAGGATTCATAGAGATTAGTAAGACAGCTACTATTACTTCTATTAGTAATAGTTCTACTCAGTATGGTGGATTTGATATTTAACCAATAAAAAGTATATGATAAGTAATTTCACTATAGCGGAGTTAGATAAAGTTCATAAGAAAGTGGAAACTCCTGCTCATTTACAACAATATGAACATGACCAACCAAGATGGAGAGTTACAGGAGAAAGTGGAGCACAGAACCTCTACTTTTATGGAGCATATGTATGTTGGTTAAAAGATTTTAAGCACTTCCAGAAGTTATGGAAGTTATTAAATGTAAAACCGACTTAAAAACCAATAAAAACTACATAATGGCAGAAGAATATTATACTCCCAAAATCACTGATATTAGAGTAGGTTATAACTTTGAATTAAATGAAGGTGGTACATCTGTAGATAGTAGTGGTGAACTAATAGCAAATTGGGAGAAGTGTTATATCAATGCTGATAGTGCAAATCTAACTGAATTTAATATAGTTCTTCAAGAAGGTAGAATAAGAACTAAATATCTTACTGTTGAAGATGTAGTAGCTTTAGGGTGGGAAGATGAAGGGAATATTACTCCTCCTGAAGGTGTAATTAGTGACAAACCTGTTAACCTAAGAAGATTTAATAGAGGTAGATACTGGATGATATATGATTTTGTTGCTAAAGTTGTTATGGTTGCTTTGAGTCTTGGTGATGTATATTCAGTATGTATCCAGAGGTATGATTGTCCTTCTATAAATGAACTTACTTATATTTTATCTTCTCTTAATCTTAAATTATGAGTGATTTTGATGACTTATTATCAGAAGTAAATGATGGTATAGCTGGACGTAATGGTGGATTACCAATGGGTTTCCAGCGTCTTAATAATCATGTTACTTTAAGAAAGGCAAATAATTACTTAGTTGGAGGGTTTACTGGTACTGGAAAGACAGGATTTGTTGATGATGCCTTTGTACTTAATCCTATATCTTATCATATTGTTCATCCTGATTCTACTTCTATTGAGATAGTTTATTGGTCAATGGAAAGACCAAGGAAGTTCAAGTTAATGAAGTGGATAAGTAGGAAGATATTTCTGGATCATGGTTTAATTATTCCTGTAAAACGTTGGATGGGTTGGTGTAATGAAGCTGATAGAATTAAACCAGAAGAAAAACTAATATTTGAAACTTATAGAGAATATATTAATGCAATATTGTCTAAAATTCATATATTTGATAGCTCTACTGACCATAATCCTACTGGTTTTAGGAATATTATGAGAGAGTTCTTTGCAGCTAGAGGTACAATTAGAGAAAGAGTGCCTGCTGAGAATGGAAATCCTCCTATACCAAGACTTTATATCCCTCATGATCCTAGAAAAATCATTCTTATTATTAAAGATCATCTTGGTTTAATAAGAAACGAGAAGAACCTTAATATTAAAAAAGACATAATTGATAAGGTTGCTCAAGATGATCGTTACTTTAGGGACTTTTATGGTGCTTCCAATGTCCATATATCTCAATTCAATAGAGATATTTCTAATCCTACCAGACTTAAAAACGGTGATGTTGAACCAATGTTAGAGGATTTCAAGGATTCTGGTTCAACTCAGGAAGATGCTGATGTAGTTATATCATTATTTGATCCTTCAAGATATAAAGTACCTGATCCTAGTAGATATGACCTTGATAAATTAACACATCAAGGTGATTTAAAATATAGATCTATTAAAATATTAAAGAATTCCTATGGTGTTGCTAATATAAGAATAGGAATGGGTTTTCAAGGATCAACTGGTATGTTTAAAGAACTACCACATTTGGATCAAATAGATGATAATATATATAGTTCTGTAAGAGATGACTCGTATTTTCTCCCTCATCATTAATTTTCATTTAAAAATTCACGAAAATGGCAAAAAAACCAAGTAAGAAAGCAGCAAAGAAAACAACTGCAAAACAGGTAGCAAAGAACACAAAAGCTACTGCCAAGAAACAGAAGCCTAAACAACTGGTAAAACCAGTGAAAAAAGCAGCTAAGAAGGTTGTTAAGAAGGTTACAAAGAAAGTGCAAGCAAAAAAGATACTTGCTAAGAAAAAAGTTACTAAAAAGAGTGCAAAAGTAGGTGCAGGTGCATTAAAAGTCACTAAAAAAGGTGTGCTAAAAGGATTACCTGCTCCTAAAGCTACTATTAAACCAGTAGTAAAAGGAAGAATTCCTGAAAAACTCACAAAGATCTCTGTACCAGCTTCTGTCAAGAGTATGAAGTTTGATGAAGCTAGTTGGGATAAAATGAGCAAATCCCAAAAGAGAGTATTTATTGTTACAAACTGTGTTAAGTTCATGGAACATGGCCTTAAAGTGGCTAAAGGAGATTATATCAAGTCTCCATCTCTGGAAAAATCTATTAGCCGTCTTGGTCAGAGAACAGACTTTAAGAACATGTTGGAAAATGCCTCTGATGTTACCTGCTGTGGTGCTGGTATCCTCCTTTATGCAGATATACTCTTAAGAGGTAATTATGACATTTATTCTAGTAATAAGATGAATGAAATTGGACTTAGTGATATAGCAAAGAGGCTGGATTATTTTGATGTTGAACAATTAAAGCAGATTGAGAGTGCATTTGAAACCAAATGGGCATTCTCTAGCGATGATAAATCTCACATGCCGGCTATTCAGTTTGGTATGAAGATTCTGGATGATAAACGCAGAATGGCTGCTATCTTACAGAATATCATCCGTTATGATGGTAGTTTTCAGCCATAAAAAGTAGTTAATTTTCATTGTTATTTCAATAATCAGCCTTATATTTACAGGCTGATTATTTTTTTCTAACGAATTGATTAATAACTACATTATGGCTACAAGAATTGAAAGGGATTATTACAAAACCCTGATAATTTCTGCCTCTGGACAGGGTAAAACCTATGGATTTAGAAATATGGATGCCAACACTACAGGGTTCATAAATGCTGAGAATAAACCACTTCCTTTTTCTAAGAAATTTAAGTATCATGCCCATCCTAAAAAGTGGGCAGGAGTAAATGCTGCATTTGATGATTTTGCTAAAGATCCTGCAATTGATATTATTATCATAGATAGTATCTCGGCTGTCTTTGAAATGTGGGTTGAAGAATGCAGAGCTAACAGGTCAGGTTATGAAATATGGAATTCATACAATAAAGGTATTGGTGAATTACTAACAAAAATCAAGAATCTTGATAAGGAAGTAGTCATAACAGGACATTATGAAATGCTTAATATTGAAGGAGCACCTGAAAAAAGACTTAAAGTAAAAGGAAAAGAGTGGGAGGGTATTATTGAGAAGGAATTTACTATTGTTTTATATCCCGAAATTAAGTACAAAAGCGGGAAACCAGAAAGATACATCTACAAACTAGCAGCAGAAGGTTGTTCTGCAAAATGTCCACCAGCTATATTTGGGGAAGGGACATATGAAATAGATAATGATTTCAAGATATTTAATGACAAGGTTGTTGAATTTGCTATGAGATCACATACTGTTACAGATGCACCAACTGCTGCACAAGTAGAACAGACTATATTTGCATAGTATCTTTATTAACATGTGTATTTTTATTCATTAATATTTTAAATTCTAATGACATGGCAGTAAGTGGAAAAGTTCGCGAACAGAAAGAATGGAAAAAGAGTACTGGCTTCTTTGAAGGAGAAGTTCTATGTATTAATCCAGACAGAGAGAAACTTGAGCAACTTTTAGGAGTTACTCTTGAGAAAGATCCAGAGTATTTAGGTACAAAAACAGAGGAAGTTGAACTTCCAGATGGTAGCAAGAAAAATCAGACATACACTAAATTAGATGTAGTTATCTGGTTAAGAGATGTCAAAACTGATGCAAAAAGGTCAGTTAAGTTCTTCCTTAAGGATCTCCCAAAGCTGAATAAGGAGAAAACAAAGACACAGTACATTAATTCTATTGGTGTTGTTTCTTGGGCTGATAAACCTGAGAATCTACCTGAGTGGTTTACAGCAAGAGAATACAGACCTGCACATCAAGGTGAAGAAGACCTGTATAATTTTATCACTTCTTGGTTAGCTAAAGTAGATTTTAAGGACGCAGAATCTCTCATATCCTTTGATTGGGCTAAGTTAATGAAAGGCAATACAAAAGAGATAGCAGAGAATATGAATGGACCTTATGCAGGTACTGTAGTATGTTTATGCCTTATTTCCACTACTGAAAAAGAAGTAGATGGAGTAAAAGAGAAAAAGGAATATGAACAAGTATATAACAGGGACTTTCTACCCGGTTATATAATGAAAGATGTAAGACTTAGGACAATTAATGATGATTTTATTGCCAAAGCAAAGGCAACAGAAAAGAAGAAGAAATCAAGATTACAGAAATTTGTCCTACAAGTCACTGATAAGGAATGGGGTATCAAGGATTATTTCACTTTAGGGGAACTTAAAGAATATGATCCTAAAGATAACGTAGCTGCAAGTAGTACTGCTCATATTAATGAGGGAGATGCTACTTATTAATTTTTAGTCATGAGCTGAGTTTAAAAAACGGACCCTCTATTTCTATAGGGGGTTAATTTTTTATTTAAGTATAATACTACATATATGCCCGTCAAAGGAAAAATTAGAATCCCATTATCTATTGATAATGTATTTAAGAGGGTATCAGAACATGAGATTTATGTTTATTATCTAGGTCAGGATTTCCTGTTAGGTAAACCTATACATTCTCCATTTAGAAAAGATACTAATCCTAGCTTCACTATTATCTTAGGTAAGAATGGTAGGTTACATCATATGGATTATGCTGATACTGAACATTCAGGAGACTGTATTAACTTTGTTTGTCAGTTGTTTAAGATTAACTCTACTCAGGCTCTTATGAAGATTGACCATGATTTTAACTTACAGTTAAGTACTTCTCATGATCCTTCTGAAATCTTTGATATTAAGAGAGTAGAAATTAAGACTAAAGAGCTTCAGGAGCAGACTAAGAAATTCATACAGGTTAAGTCACGGAAATTTGATAGTGCTGAACTTGCTTATTGGAACTCCTATCATATTACTGAGAAAATGTTGAAGGATAATAATGTATATGCTGTAAAAGACTTATATTTAGACAGAAAGAAATATCCTCTAAGGAATGATCTTTGTTTTGCATATCTATTTGAATCCAAAGACAAAGAAGTGACATGGAAGATTTATTGGCCTGAAAGGAAAAAGCTAGAAAAATGGCTAGGTAATACACCAAATACTCAGATGAGTGGTATGCACAGAATAAACAAAGGAGATGATTATCCTGTTATTACCAAATCAAAAAAAGATGAGATGGTATTATCACTATTTCTTCCACATGTAGCTTCAGTACAAAGTGAGAGCATTTTCGCCATTAATGATGAGAATTTATCTCTCCTCCAAAGCTGTACTAATGTATATATCAACTTTGATAATGATGAAACAGGAGTCAAAGCATGTAGATATTATAATCAGTTTGGCTTTAGGTGGATAAATTGTCCTCTTGATTATAAAGATCCAAAAGGTAAAATCATCAAAGACTTTGCTGACTTAGGTAAACACTTTGGTATTGAGACAGTTATGGCTTATTTTAAGAAGAAACATATTCCAATTATCTATTAAGAAGGAGGTAAATAATGCCAGAATTTAAGTTCTTTATTGATCAGAAAACCTCTCAATGGAGGAGAGAGACATATACTATTACTGCTCAGAATCAACAATTGGCTACTATTATAATGAAGTCTTTATTACATAATGAAAGAGAGGTTGAAAAATATCTAGTTCCTGATAGTGACATAGTAATAGAAGGTACAGAGCAAGATATGTGTCCTGATGATTATGGTAGACCTAGTAGAGAACTATATTCCTTAGATGAGAAAGGTAATGATACATTTATTGAAGGTAATGGGGATTCTAAACATGAAAGGAGGTAATATATGAATTTATCAGTAGTACAAGAACAATTTGGTTCATGGGCTGAAAAGTTAGCTCCCTTTATAGTCTCACCTGAATTTGATGAAATATTTACATTTCTTAAGAAAGAAGCTAGGAGTGGTAAAATAATATGCCCACAATCAAAAGATACATTTAGGGCATTTAAGGAATGTGAATATAAAGATTGTAAGGCTGTATTTTTTCTTCAAGACCCTTATCCTTGGACCAAAAATAACAAGTTTGTAGCAGATGGAGTACCAATGAGTTGTAGAAATACTGGTGAACTTCAACCATCACTCACACTATTTTATGATGGAATGGAGGAAAATTTAGGAAAAAAAGTTGGTAGGAATGCAGATCTTACTTATCTTTGTCATCAAGGAATTCTAATTCTGAATACCTCTCTCACAGTAGAACTAAATAAACCAACCTCTCACAAAGAGATTTGGAAGAAGTTTACGGCCTACTTGATTAATGAGGTTCTGAATAACTATTCCACAGGTCTTTGTGTTGTTGCGTTTGGTAAACATGGACAGGAAACTGCTAAGTCCATGATGCCTTTCCTTCATTGGACATTTGATGTAGAACATCCTGCTGCTGCTTCCTATGCAAAAAGGAAGTGGGATCATGGTAATATCTTTACGGGTATTAATACTGTTCTAAAGAATAATCAAAATGATAGGATAATTTGGGACTATAATGACTATTATCGTCATTTACAATCCTTAGTTAAACCAACAGTCACTAATCAACATATTAGTCAATGAAACAGTATGTGCAAAGAGACTTGGAAGATCAAATAATGGAAGAGTTCTTAGAATTACAAAGCAAGAAAATTGAGAACAATTTTAGTAATCATTTAGAAACCAATTTAAAAACAAAAAGTATGACAGCACCAGCAGCAACACAGGGATCACCTAAGAAATCAATTAGTATTAAAGAAGTTCTGGATCTTTTAGACAAGGGTTTTACCCGCCTTGCAAAATTTGATAGGGGGGAAGGTAGTATTCAGGCAGTTTATGGACTTACCAATTCACAAGTTAAGGAGCTATTTGAAGCACCTAAGTTAAAAGGACGTAAAACAAAGAGTGTATCAGTTATTGCAATTGATGATGCACCCGGAGTAGTTGCTTTAACTATTAAACCAAAAGCACCAAAAGCAGCTAAAGTTGCTAAACCTACACCAGCAAGTGCTACTGCTGGTGCAAGTCCAGTACGTGCATCTACAGATGAAGCCTTGTTTAGTTAAGTAGTTAGTTTTTCACTAATTCTTTCTAATCTTAAGCCCTATAGTTAAACTCACTATAGGGCTTTTTTATTTGTTCCATATAATTTATTGTTGTACTTTGTACATAATTTCTTGTTCATAATTCATTTTTAATCAATCATTTATTCATTTCAAATAACCATTTTATGGCAGACGCACCAAAAAGGAAAATTACGATCTACAATACTGTAGGTCAGAATAAGCAGACACTTGAAAGTTCAGCAACTACTTGGGGTGAATTGCAGAAAGAACTTCATGCAAAAAATATAGAAACCAAGAACATGAAAACTGTCATTGGTGAAACCCAAAATTCACTGGAAAGTCCACAAGGATCTTTGATGGCAGGAGACTTTACCCTATTTATGATGCCACAGAAGGTAAAAAGCGGTATCTAAGTTAGTTATTCATTACTTTACTGATCAGTTAAAGGGGGTATCGTAATCCACGATGCCCCTTTTTACCTATTGTTAACATTCTAAAACCTCATAATATGGCAACACTAATTGTAGGTGATTTAACAGATGAGGAAACATTAAAGATCAAAGAATTAAAGATCAAAGAATATATTGAGAGGAAAATAGAGGATTTTAATGAGACTATTGATAAAAAAATCTATTTAGAGGCAAAAGATATACTTAATAAGTACTTTGGTGAGGAAAATAACCAGATAAGCAAGACTACTTATAAAGATGTAAGAGAAGCTATACTATATGAGTGGGGAGATATCAATATTCCTTTAATGAATGGTTTTAACTCTATACAAAGAAAACAGCTATGGGAATCTTGTAATGTCTATATAAGATTTCCTGAACTTACTATAACTAATGGTGTCTCTAACCCTCATAATATTAAAGACCTATGGGTTAGATTTAATGTTAATGGTAAGTTCGGTATTTCAAATCTATCCGGCACTAGATCCTTTTTAACTTATGCGGAAGCCCTAGTAGGTTATCATCATTCTCATCTTCCATGCAGGCCACAGACTGTCCCTGAAGCCCCTAAATTCAACCATTTTTGTACTGGTTCAGGAGAGATACTACAATCAATGAAAATTCTGGCTCTGGATGGTTTTGATCCCATTAATTTCACTTTATTTTGTCTCCATCTTAAGAATTATGTAGTTTGGGAATCTCTTGAGGGAGTTCCTCATATTACATATGATTCTCTAAATACTGGTATAGCAAGAAGAAGAATATCAAGTGGAGGAAATGGTGAAGATGCTCCTCCTAGTCTTTTACCTAATTTAGCCAATAGTGCTATAATAAAAGTAACTAATACACTAAAAAATATAGTTAGTAGGATAAACGGAGCAAGAGGATTTGATTATCTTGACTATATAAGAACATTTATTGATCCTATTATTATTAATGATGAAGTAATTATTAATAGTACTGATGAATTATCTATAGAATTAGCTAGTATTCTCTCACATTTTAGTGATAGAGAAATGAGTGAAGCAAATATTAGTAGTGATGGTATAAGAAATCTATTATGTAAAAGACTACCTAATGGAAGTTTTACTTCACTTGAAAGACCAAGAGATCCTGCTACAGTTGTCCTTCCGACACTTCCTATATTTACTTTTAAAGACCAACCTATCTATTTAACTATAGAAGGGCTTGAGGAGAAACAGAAACAAATATCACCTAATACACAAGAAAACAATATAATTTATGCCCACCCATCCATTACCGAACAGTTCTGCAAGTCCTTCAACAGTGACTTCACAGAAGCCTGCTTTAACTTTCAAAAAGCTATTAAAGAAAATTCCCTTGAAAATCTCCTCCAAACTACAGGGGCAGATTTATTACCTATGTTCCAAAATTCCTAACCTTGAATGGTCGGGAGTGTTATTCTATACTACTGAAGGTAACTTTGGGGAGGATAACTTCAAAATCATATGTGAAGAACTGTTTCCTCTTGATATTGGTTCTTCAAGTTATACAGAATATGAAACTGATGATCCTGACTTTATTAAGTTTATGATGAGTAATCCTGCTATCTTAGAGATGAAGAAAGGGCATTGTCATTCTCATAATACTATGACAACTTTCTTTTCAGGTACTGATACAGGTGAATTGGTAGAGAATGCTCCTAATCATAATATTTATGTCTCTCTTATTGTCAATAATCGTAATGATAATTGTGCAATGGTAGCTTTTGTGGCATCTGAGGTAACAACTATACCAGCATCTACTATATCAACTGAAGTTAAATTCAGGGATCAGGATGGTAATGAAGTTGTTAGAAAGTACAAAAGGGAAGTAGCTGCTACTGAAAAGGAAGGTCAGGTAGTTTATGCTCATGATTGTGAAATTGAATATCCGGGTATGGTGGGGGATACTCTGACTGCCCGATTTCAACAATTATCTGATAACCTTAGAAAGAAAGAGGAAGCAAGACAGGAAAATCTTAAGAAGGATTATTATCAAAATCCGAGAGATTCTTGGAGAAAAGATCCCTTCTACGGAAAAAGAGGATGGAACCAACCTGACCTATTTGATACCAATAAAGGAGCAGATAGAGACAATACCAACAAAGAAAAAGGAAAGAAAAGCGGTAGAGAAATCTACATACCACCGGGAATATCAGGAAAACATCTATTAAAGGAAATAGAAAATGGTGATAAAGTTTATAATAAGAATAAACAAAGAGGTGGAGCATATACTCAGTTACCAAAAAGTACTAAAACTGAAATATACTCTATGCTTAGTAAGCTCCTTACTCTTGATCCTATGAGTGAAGAACATCTTGCTTCTATAGTAAAGAGAACAAGTGATGAATTTTATCCAACAGGTACAAGAGATATAGATTTAAAGACAAAAGCTAATCATTATTATGATGCTATTACTGAGAGAGCTAAATCATTTTATTCTATATCCTTTAATGAGGATAAAAGACGTACTAAGTATGAAGATACTATGAGTTCTGCAATTGAAATACTGGAAACCTTTGATAGCCACTTTCCTGAGTTCATAGATCAGGTTATTACAGCAATTAAAGAAACATTTAATGAATCATTTAATAAAGAATCTAAACTATTTTCATAATGGACACAGTATCAGAAGTAGCAATAAATGTGTCAGGAGCAGCAACTCCTGTAAGTACAAGACCTCAATTTGACCGAATGAAAGGTGCTAAATGGTTCAGTTCTGCTCAAAAAAAAGATGTAATGATCCTTGGTCAGGGAGGTATAGGATCATGGTTGTCATTATTTATGTGTAGAACAGGAGCTAAAATCCATATTTTTGATATGGATAGGTATGAAGCACATAATATGACTGGTCAGTTAGTCAGAACCAGTGATATAGGTAAATATAAGACTTCAGCAGTTGCTGAAATATGCCGGTTATTTAATGAATTTGCTCAGGTTTATGCTAATGGAGAATATAGACATGATAGTTATGGTAGTAGTATAATGATATGTGCTTTTGATAATATGGCAGCTAGAAAGTTAGCTTTTAAGAATTGGAGAAATTATGTAATAGCATCTGCTAATGAGACTAGAGCTTTTAATCCTGATTTTGCTAGTTATTGTTTCTTTCAGGACGGACGTTTAAAAGCAGATCAACTACAGATTTTCAATATTCCGGGTGATAGACCTGATCTCATGGACATTTATGAGACAGAACACTTGTTTGATGATGCAGAAATTGGTGATGGAGACTGTACTTTCAAGCAAACTACTCATTGTGCTGCTATGATTGCTGGTCATATGACTGCCTTTTATACTAACTGGCTAACTAATGTAGAAATGAAAGATCCAGAGTACACTAAGTTACCATTCTACTATGAGTATATCATTCCATTTAATATGACGCTGTTAAAATAACGTTCTTAAAATGAGGTAATTATGTTAACACTTGAGTTTAATAATACTATTACTGCCGAAACTATATATAGTAGGAATGATACCTATTATGTACATCCCGGTGATCTTAGACCTCTTACTGGTTTTAGGTTCTCTCCTTCATCTAACCAATTACCTTATATAGTATCTGCAAATCCTTCTTTACATAAAAAGGGTTTGCTTTATTTTAGTAATAATACTCCTTTTGGTAATAGAGGACTTAATATGATTAAGTTAAAAGAGATCCTTGAAAATGCTCCTGTAGCCATTAGAGTTAAACTTTTATCTGATGTTTATATTGTAGGAAAGGGTTTCATAGCCAAGGTAACTCAAAGAGATAATTGGAGAGATCCTAGACTACTTAATAATCAATTAAATGATAAAGTTGAACTGATGTTTGTAGTAGCTTCA